TCTGCTTTAATTTCTGGTTTGTTCTCTTTTGTCTCACTCTCTTTTTTAGTATCACTAAGTAATTCCTCTTCAGATCTCCCATCAGTTAAAGAATCTAACTCATCAAAAGATAAAGCTCCAGCATCTTCATGTGCTTCTGGGGCTAAATCTACTTCTTGGTTTACTTCTTGGATAGATTCTATTCTTTCTTCGCTCATTTTTTACTCCCTTTAGTTAGTTCATCTTTACTCTCTAGTTCTGATTTATCTTCTCCTGGTATTACACCTTCTACAGGCATGCCTTGGTTAGCTTGTCCTTGTACAATCATACGTTGGTGTTCTGTAGATCTTGGTACAAATCCATTTGGAAATACTGGAAAGTTAGGTAGTTCAGCTAATTTTGCTTCAAAAGCAGGATTAGTTTTAGCTTTTTCTACCATAAGAAATTCATGTATAGCAATATGCTCCATCATTTCTTCTCTGTAATCTATTGGACACTCTTCTTTAAATGTACGCTCTTGCATTGCTTTAGTGTGAGTTTTCCAATGTACAATATGGTCTTCAAATTCTTCAGGATCGCCTACAAAACGCCCTGCCATAATGTCTTCGTTTTCTGATTCAGCAGCTCTTACAGATACAGTCATTAGACTATTCATTTTATCAGAGTTACCTAAATCCAGTAAATCAATCCATCTTTCATCAGAAAGTAAATTAGGCTTCATTTGCATTACTTCAATGATACGTTGTACCTTACCAGCTTTACTTTCTGGTAATCCTGAGCCTAGTTCTAGTCTAACATCATAATTTTTGTGTAAATTAGCTGTGTCAAAATGACGAATACTATATCTATTGTTTTTACCTACAATACGTAACATACGCCCGTCTTCAGGGTCATACTTATCTCCACATACAGCAATAGTCATTTTAGCTAATGACTTAATCATATCATTATGTTTAATAACTGTTGTACTATTACGTTCTTGTTCTTGCTCATTTAAAAATTGCAAAGCTACAGCCGCAGTAATACCTTTAGGCGGTTGTCCTCTAGATACTCCTTGTACACCATATATTTGTCCCATCTCATTACGTAGAGCATCTCTAAACTGATATGCTTCAGGAGGGTTAGGCATTGTTTGTAACATTTGTGGTGGTACTGGTCCTTGATATTGTACAATAGTATTGTCGTTACCTAGTGACTCTATTTTACAAGCTCCTCTAGGCATAACCCATTTAGCATGTCCCATCATGTAGATATTTTTAGCTAGTAGTGTTGAAAGATTGTCATGCATGTTCTGAATAGGTCTTACTAGCTCATATTGAGAAACACCGTTAAGTTGTTCTGGTACGTCCATGTCTGTAATACGTATAAATGGAAGATCTCCGTGAGAAAACAAAGAACCTCTCATTTCTAATATACAATCATCTGTAAATTTTACGTAAGCTCCTTCTGGACAATGTTTTGTTTTTTTATGGTAAAATTCGTAATAAACTGTATCTTCTTCTAAAAAATGTTCTGCTAAATCATCTGCATCATAAGATTTTACATCTTTAGATTCTCTAATTTTTTTAGCTTTGTTAGGATATTCTTTTTTAAGAGTTTCTGTAGCTTCTACACGTACTCTAAATGCATACTCTACTTGACTAAATTGTTTTTGTCTTTGCATGTAAACTCGCCAAGGTACTTCTACCTCATAATGCACATCGCCTGTTTTAATAGGTCGTGTAGGATCTATTTTCATTGCAGTGCCATCAGAATCTAATACAGGGTTACTTTGTTCATCTAACAAATCAAGACTTATACCCATATCTCTAGCTTTTACATACATTGGATGTAAATCACCTTTATCTTTATCCCATGTTACAAAACAATAAGATTCGCCAAATACAAAAGCATTACGCAACATTTTTTGTCTTATCTCATCTACATTGTTTATGTACCATAAATGATCAATAAGAAACTTTACAGCTTTAGAAGCGTTTCTATCTTCATATTCATCGTTTGTAGGTAATACGTTTACGGCTGGTTTTAGTCTAGATAATTGAGAGATACGAGTTTCTGTCATGTCATGTAAATGATTTACAACAAACTTATTTACCCTGTTTACAAATTGACGGTCAGAACGTCTAATATCTGTACGGCTTGTAGTAGTAACTGCTCCCCTGTATGTCTCTAAATTTTTTCGGCATTTTGAGTTTCTAGCAACAGCTTGTTTTTCTAATGTTTTTACTACTTTATTACACCACTTTAATACTTCTTCTTCATTTTTTTTATCTATCGAATGATATGGCTTAATATTGACTTTATCTGGTCTATCGTCACCTAACTCATCAAAATAACTCATTTATGCTCCTATACCATTCTATAAAGTTCTTCATTTTCATCTTTTTGCTCTTGATTTATTTCTTCAAATACTTTTTCAGGATCAGCAAACTTTTCGGCATTTAGAGCTTCTTCGGCTGGCATAAATTGTACGGTATGTGTTTGTTTTTCCAAACTTTTTACCAAAATCAGAGCATACAGAGTAAAAGGTAACAGAATTGCAGATAAAATGCAAGCTAAAATTGAAAAAATTAATGAAATTTGTGTAATATCCATAGTTTAGTCCTCCCAAGGCATTATTGAATGTGTCCAATCCATTTCGTCTTTTAAATTATTTACATCTTCTTTTAAAGAGTACCCTCTTCTAGGATCTTCTTCTTTTTTCTTTTCTATGACTGCGTTCATGTCATAATTTGCTGCTGCGTTTAAATATCTCCAACAATCTATTAAATGGTCATTTTTTTTAGGTATATCGCCTTTATCTGTACGTACATATTGTTGTACTTCCCATTTTAACTTTTGCATACGGTCTGTAAATGTAATAGATTTGTACAACATTTGATCTTTACACAAAGATAGTCCGTTTTCTTTTTTATGTAGATGTTTTGCTGTTGGCATAAAATAATCTCCAAATTGACCCATTAGCTCTGTAGCAAACCAAGCTGCGGCTTCGTCATATACTTTGTACCAATCGTCTATTTCTATATGAGGGTTTAATTCTTTCATTTTTTCTTTTATTCTTGGATATATTTTACGAACTGATGTATTTTCTTGGCTAGTTTCGTAGAGTTCATCAAGAAGATACACCTGTTTAGTATAAGGATTGATAGCAGCAAAAAGAACGGCAAAACAAGTAGTGGAGCCAGGATCAGTAATACAATACCAATCAAGTTTTTTAAGATCTTTTTGTATTTCATTTATTACTCCTTTAAATGGTCGTAACTTTTTGGTGTCAAACATGGGGAAAATAGCGTTCCGTCCTCCGAGAGAGATTTCGCCAAAATACTCTCGTTTGATAACATCATTTTCACCACGTAGCCTGAGTTTTTCAATTTCTTTGTCAATTTCCTCTTTAGGCATGTGTGGGTTATCATAAGATGAGGCGATAATATGTGCGCAATCTTTTCTTTTGTAACATTCATCAGCAAACTCCATGTACTGTTCTTGGTTTCTATCTCCTGGCTTAGGCGGTGTACCAATTATTACAAGAGGTGCCTTACGCACTATACGGTTTGGGTTCATTTCCGTGTGAAACATAGGATGAAATACTTTAAACTCGTCATATACTACAAAATCCGGTGTAAGACCGTTAGCAGCAGCCCAGTTTTCTGAACCTACAATTTTTATACTGCTATTATTTTTAAATGTAATACGTGAGTCAGTATTTGCTATATGTTTTATGTATTTTTTTAAAGGTTCCTCTCCTCCTGGTTTAGTTCTGCCTTGTTTATCTTTTTCTCTGCCAAATTGACTAAGCCTACCATTATGCCAAATAATTTCTCTACCGTGAGCTAGTTCTGGAGTTATGTAATAACATGTAGATCCTGGATTTAACAATGCGTGTCTCCATAACATGTATGCTGCAAAATCTGTTTTACCCCATTTTCGTCCACATTGTATAAACACAGTGCCTACCTCTCCTTTTATAAGAGGCATGCCTACTTTTACTTGACCACTATGAGGGTTCCAATGCTTATGTAAATCTTCCATGATTTGTAGATACAATGCATCGCTAGGTTTTAGATCTATTAAACTCATCGTCTTCTAGGTCTTCCTATTTTTTCATAACGAACCATACCTATAAGAGGACATTTAGACTCATATACTTTATATCTACCAAAAAAACTATTTACTTCTTTACTAGTTTCTTTATTTACTAATTTTTCGCTACATCCTACTGTTTGAATAGAGTCTACAAAATTTTTAGTTACGCAATCATACCCATGACACCAATATTCTTCTTTTGCAAGAGCTTGATATTTTTCTAGGCTTAGACCCATACGTTTAGCATTTACTTTTTCCATAGACTGTACAATATTTGTCCATAGTTCTAGTTGACGTTCTACAGCTCCTTTGTTAAATGTACCAAAAAAACCGCCTGATGCTCTGTGTGCCATAGATGCCATGTTAGCTACACCATATCTTTTACCTGGACATGCTTGTAAAAAATGATGTGCCATAGAATGAGCCCTAAGAGCTATGCACGAAACATTCCGAGGTATCGTAGCAAATAACTGAACAAAATTGAGCCCATCGTAGACAGAACCACCAGGGCTATCAAGAACAAGATATATCGTGTCCCCTGGCTTAGTTTTGAAACTGATTTTGAGCAAGTCTCTTGAAATTTTTCCAACCGTTTCGGCATTTACAACCCCCTTGAATACAACATGGTTATTTTCTGTTAGTGTTATCTGACTCAGAGCTAGTGTCGGAATCAGAAGCATTAGTGCTAGTAGTGTTTTCATCTGTAATCTCCCTGTAAGACGCATCCTCAATATAGAATGGGTCGTTTTTTAGTTTAGCCTTCAGCTCTATTACTGTAGACGGTTTGTGTTCGCTAATTATATCAGTTGGTTCTCCATCATCTAGTCTGATTATACGGTCAATTTCAGACACAATGTTAGTTAACAACCTAGCTTCGTGTATTGTAGGCGGTTTGTCTCTTTTTTTCAAGTCTTCTATAGCTCTATCGACACAATCAAGCGAGTTTGATGTAAGATTTACTAAAATAGCTCTCTTGTTGTCAGCTAAATCTCGCAAAATTTCTTTACGCACTAGATTTCGCTCTTCTTCCCACTTATTTTTGTGGTAAACTAATGTTCTGTACTTAATATTCAATACCTTAGCTATTTCTTTAAGGGGTTTAAAGTCCATAAACATGGATTTTGCAGTACTTAGGTCATATTTTGACTTTACTTTACTCATTTCTTTTTAACCTTGCTTAGGAATTGCCATAGTTCGGGGTTATCTATTATAAGCTGCATTAGCACAGGAGATACTAGTCTGATAAGGTTTTCTTCTTTGTCGTATTCTTTCTTGTCAGGGTCGAAATTAAATACTGCTTCTGCTTTGTCCTCCATAACAACATGCAGTAACTCATGCAGGAGTGTTTCCCGAGTGATCTCGTCATTCTTACACTTGTAGATCGTAATGGTTTTTGTGTGCGTGTCTGTTTTACCATACATTTCCTCAGCTTCTTCCTGACTCCAGTATATTTGCCAATTGTAGCAACCTGACTTAAATTTAGTTGGTTTCCGCATTTTCTCACTGTATCACAGTACATTGCACATGTCAATACCTGGACAGCCCCTTTTTACACACTTCGCTTCGCTCGTATGTAAAAAAATCTACGCTTACGCATGTCTGTGGGGGAGTGGTGTCTCTATTCCAGGTAAAATAACATAATGCCTAAGCTAGATGTGATTACGGGGGGTTATAGGTCTAGGGGTACGAAAAAATAGGGGTATATGCATATTCTTTTATCTTATATTTATTATTTTTAGGTAGGGGGGTTTTTTTTGCGGGGGGTGTGCAAGAATCATGCCAAGTTTGCTTAGGCGTGAGATTAATTCTTGGCACGAAAGTTGCTAGGATTGTTTACGTGGGAGTGAGGTCAGCTTTTATTGGCACAAGACTTGCATAGATTTGCTTGGCACAGGATTATTTTATTTTAATACTTGACATATTGCAGCATATATGAAATAATTAGATAGACGTAAACAAAGGGAGGAAACATGACTTACACAATAGTACAACCAAAGGGAGAGTTTGCATTTCACGCTTGGAGATTTATAGCAGTAGAATTCATAGTTGACGGTGTTAGGTATTATAGATGTTATAATAAGGAAACGATGACACTAGTTGACAAATCTGCAACACTAGTATAATATAACTCAAGACATTTTTTCTGGGAGGTTACAATGTCCGATCAAACTACTACAATTTCAACTAACATTATCAATTTACCACCTATTCCTACAGAGGTTGAGGTTCAATGGGACGCAGAGGTTCACGAATGTCGCAGAGCTGTAGAGCGCACTAATGTATGGTGGTTATCAATTAAAAAACTAAACAATATAGCATAACTTAGGAGGTTATCATGTTACATTACAATCAATTCGTACTTATTTCAGCAGAATTAAGTCAACTCACTAACACTGAAAACATTATTAGAACCAATCAATTGAAACTAATGTTAGAGCAGTCTGGTTTCAAGCCTGTATATATGAGAGGTGTTTACAAGGGCGTAGTTGAAATGTCGTTTTTCGTACCAATTACACGTAACGATGACATCGAGCGTTTAGAATTCATTGCGTTCGATCGGTTTCAACAAGAGTCAATTTTGGTCCAGTACAGCGATGGTCATTCACGATTGCATTATCCTAATCATATCGAGCATATAGGCAAGGTTCGGGAGGTAACTAAGGACGTAGCAGAAAAACAAGACTCATTCACATTCTACCCTAAACTAGGCAAGTACTATGCGGTTGTTTAATTGGGGATTCGTGAGGGCTATTTTAGTCCTCTTTTATCTAACTATATCAGCTTATTATCTTACTGGAGGTTTATAATGATTAGATATGAATTTATATGGAGGCGTTTGGATCAAGTTGAGTGTAGTGACGGTTGGCACGCTGCTCAATACATGGTTGACGGTTTATACACTAAGAACTACTTAAATCTAATGCAAGAGGACCAAACGGTTGAAGATATATGCTCAGAACTATACCACGAATTAGAATCAGTAGCTAATGAAGACATACCATTTTAGGAGGTAAAAATGACAACACAAACTTTAATAGACATCGTATTAAAACAAATTCAAATAGACGTTGAAAATAAAGACCTAACCGCATTAGAGCAATTATTAACTAATGTAGATAGTAGGGATTTATTGAGTTATCTACCAGAGGAAAATTAAAATGAATTGGAATGACTTAGACCCAAACGAGAAACTTGCACTAATTTTATACAATCGTAACAATGTTAGACGTATGCGAGATGATATACTTGCCATAGTCATTGGAATGGTAGCATTATCTGTTGCATTGTTTGGCATCGGCTTTGCATTGTACGAAATCAAGAGTGCATTAGGCATCAACATTTTTCCTTAGGAGGTAAACAATGCGAAAAATAGAGTTTGATATGTTAGACGCTATAAGAAAAAACAAACCATTTAAAAGAGATAACACGCAAGTAAAGATTGATTTTAATACAGCGCACGTATTTTTGCATGACAACCACATTGCAAGTATAACGTATGGCTTAGCAAGGGTTAACATTGACACGCTTAGGGAGTATCCCACCCCTACGACTAAATCGAGATTACGTGCCTTAGGCGTTGACGTGTACACTAAAAAAGGTATAACTTATTTATATGGAGAGGCTATATGATTGACTTAGATGAATTTAACCAAGACATTGATGACAACTACACGGCATCACAAATACTAAAGGAACGTGCGCCTCATTTACTGTACGAACTACAGAATGAGTTTTATCAATTCCATAGGAATGAAGGCAATATTAAGTTCAATGAAATAACAGGCATTGATTACTGGGTGGAGGACTACTAATGAATATATTTTTCTTAGATACAGATACTAAACAGTGCGCAAAATACCACTGCGACAAACACGTGGTTAAGATGATACTAGAATATTGCCAGTTATTATCTACAGCGCATCGTGTACTAGATGGTGATGACTTGCCTGAGTGGAAAGATAGGATACTATACAAGGTAACGCATAAGAATCATCCTAGTAGCGTGTGGGTTAGGCAGAACGCACGTAACTATCAATACGTATTTGATCTATTGTTTAGTTTACATCAAGAGTATAAACAACGGTATGGCAAAAATCATACATCATGGCAAAAACTTAGGTTCGCATTGTGTATGTATCCGATGAATATACCTTTAGATAACATTCGAGAGCCGTTGTGTCTGGACCAGGCACCTCAATGTATGCCAGATGAGTATAAGGACCCAAATACAATACAAGCGTATCGTAACTACTACAATGGAGGTAAAGCGCACTTTGCAAAATGGAAAAATACAGTAACACCGGAATGGTTCAAACCACAATTAGAGGAGGTAAATAATGTTTAAAGGACAACAAATTAAAAGGTATGACAACCGCAAACTTTACTCTGTAACGGAGCATAGGTATGTTACTCTACCTGAAATAGGTACAATGTTTAATGATGGGTGCGGGTTTATAGTGAGAGATGCAAAAACTAATGAAGACTTGACTGTAAAATATTTAGTTAGAGCATTAGTTAGCATTGGACATTTTGATGAACAAATAAAAGTTAGAAACCTTAGCAACATTGGAGCTAACTTACAAGAGAGGGGGATAACAGTCCATGGCTAGATATTATTGCACCTGTAAATGCCCTAAACAAAAAAAGATTTACCCTGTAGAGGTAAGGGATGACGGTATATGTGTCGAATGTGGTTATTATGCATTTGCTAGACCTGACATTCAACACGTACTCTTTCCAAGAGCCGATCATGTTAAATGGAGTTATGAGCCTATAACAACTAAATCTTATTGGTCGGAAAAAGGATTACTTAATGAATATTATTTATATTTTTATGGACATGAACAAAAGTCTCAAGGTATAAGTGATGGGACACTAAGAAAAGATGTAAAAAGGATACAAGATGAAAAAGAACTTAAGCGAATTAACTGATACTGTAGTTGAGTTATGCGAATTGGTTGCTGATTTAACTATAAACGTAAAGATACTAGAGAACAAAGTCGAACGGTTATCAAAATTTCGTGATGTGGCAGGCTATGTCCGAGTTTCCGACTCTGGAGAGAAACAATGAACTTGTCATCTATATCGAAGTTCTCAATGATAACTCCATCGATTTCTCTACCGTTGTAGCGATGCTCGAATAGATTATCTTGAACTAATTTTTCAATGTTGGTGAGGTCCATTGATCTCTTTGAGACTTCACCTTTTTTTGTAAGGAGTAAATTATATGGATAGAAGAAATCGTAAGAAACGCATAACGCATGTTCTTTTGAGTTCCATGCTTGTTTTATTAATTGTATTTGTTGGAGTACCTTTGGTTGCTGCAATTGAAGTAGAAAATCCTCCCGCCATGTTCGTGCTTCTTGCGTTAATTGTCGGTTCTTATAGTACGCTTTATTTACGCTAAAAGGTTTGGATTTTATGACAAAAGAAACTACCATGCAAGAATCATACCATAAATTGACTACAATGGAAAGACAATTATTATTTCAAGTGTTTAGACAATCAGAGTTTTACAATTTTGTAAGCTTTTTAAATTATGTGGAGGAAATATATGAGCAAGACTATGAAGCAGCGTTACGAGATAAACTCGGCAAGGTGTCAAAGAGCTTTAATGCAAGTGGAGAATCACTTAGAAAAGGCACTAAAAGAACATGATAAAGAATTTGAAGAAGTGCTATATGAAAAGGCACATGACAGTTTAAAAATGCTAATTTTGGCTAGTTTTGGTGAAGATGGGTATCTAGAGGTAGCTGAGGATGTTTTGGATTTTTTTGAACGTATAGATTAATCTCTATGCTTTGCATAGCTACACATCTTGAGACTATTCTATATATATTTATATAAATGTCAAGGAGAAAATGTAAAAAGTGAATAATTATAGAGCTTTACTTACTGGATTAATATATAAGGGGGCGCTCGTTTCTCGCAAAACCTTGCATTTTTCTTGCAAAACCTTGCAAAACCTAACAAAACCTTGCATAACCTTGCATATTGGGGGTCTAAATGATTGAAATTGGGTGGATAGGTGGTGTATGTATGGCTATATGCGCTATTCCAGAAGTAGTACAATGCCTAAGGAAGGGTTACACTGGATGTTCGTGGGGACTACTAATATTGTGGTTAGTAGGAGAGGTATGTTTATTCGCTGTAGAATTAGAGCATCTTTACATGCCTCGTTTATTTAATTATATTGTAAATATTATTTGCTTAATCTATTTAATTAAGTGTAAGATAACTGAGAAAAGGAGGTAGCATGTTAACAGAACTTACAGTCGGTGGACTTATATTCCATACATTATCATTAGAACCTGCTATACCAGATGTTATGGTAGCACCTAATGTTATAATGAAATTTGACAATCACAATGTATTACTAGGAGAGAACAGTGTTAGACAACCTATTGTTGGTTACGGTTATGATTATCATCTTATTAATCATGACACAGTAAAAATAGATTTTAAATTAGGAGGATACTTTCAACAAGAGAAACCATTTAGAGATATAGGTATCAAACTACCTTTTCACGAGTTTATGCCTATCATGGGGTTTGACATAGACTTTGCTATATCTGATAAAGTAGACTTAACTACAACAATTACACCATTGATGACATTCACTGGGTTTACATTTAGATTTTAATGATTAAGTTTATAAAAACAAAACATCACTTTGACCACTTAGAAGAACATCAAGATGGTATGGTTGTAGAAATACAAACTACAGGACAGACGTTAGGCGAAGTTGTCGATGCATTTAATAAATTTTTAATAGCCTGTGGTTATCAGGTAGAGGATGAAGAATGAATTTGTATAAACAGTACGCTAAAGAGTTTACGGACGCTGGCTACTCTGTTATACCAGATAAATTTGCGTCTAAACAACCTGCTATTAAAGGATGGACAAATTATTGTGTAGAAAAACCTACTGATCAAGAGATTGAAAATTGGGGCAATAGTTTTGACGAATCTAATGTAGCAGTATGTTTGGGGCAAGCATCGGGTATAGTAGCAATTGATTTTGATTGTGTAGACCCAGAAGTAGCTGAAATTATGGAGCTTTTAACACCTCCTAGTAGAGTAGAAAAAGTTGGCACTAAAGGCTGGACACGTTTTTATAAATGGCAACCTGGCATTGATACGGATAAACTAGTTATAAATGGGAATATAATATTTGAAGTTTTGTCCAAAAATAAAAAGACAACTATTCCCCCCAGTAAACATCCTTCAGGAACATCGTATGAGTGGAAAGGTGAGTCCCTATCTACCGTACGTCCTGAAGACCTCGGGCAATTTCCAGTTAACATTATAAACTCAGTGAGAGATATGATAGTATCTAAACTTCCTAAGTATAGAAGTGGAGAAGTACAAGCTTACAATAAAGTTGTACAAGGAAGAAACGATCTCATGTCTAAATACGCAGCAGAATTAATTAAAACAGAAAATGAGATAGGGCTAATCATTAATAGCTTGATTGAATACGATCTTCAAAACAATCAGCCTCCTTTATTCTCCGATGCCACGGAATTTGGCAACGATGACGCAGCTACTAATGCATTAGCCTTCTTCTCTTCTCACCTTATGTCATGGAATACTAAAAGGTTTAACAACAATCAATCGTATGAACATGTCCTTATACCTAAGGTAGGTGACGAGGGAAAGTCAAAAAGCGAGGCATCAGAAAACTCAAGCACCCCAGAGTTACCGAAACCGGAAGGTGTCCTCGCTGCAATCATGACTTACATATTAAAGAATAGTTATATAGAGCAACCTGCTTTTGCCTTCTCGGCAGCTCTATCATTAATAGCTACGTTGTCTG